CGGGTCAATCGTACAAAACGGATAGTTTGCAGACTCGGCACCTGCTTGTGTAATTGCGTTAAACAACGTAGATTTTCCGACGTTCGGAAGCCCTACTATCCCAACAGAGAGAGACATTTATATTGCCACCTTTATATTTGTATTTAGTCAGAATTCATTCTACAACATATCTCAAAAATAATAAACGAGCGATGACGTATTGTTAAACGTTCACCGCTCGTTTATTATTTTCATGACATTCTCTTGAAATATAATGTTTCCACTACACCAAGTCTATACGTGTGTTCAACTACAGATTTAGTGTGTGCAATGAAAATGCTCTCAATTTCAAAATTAAATTCAGCATCATTCATTTGTTTCTTTTTGTCCATAATATTCAGCAGGGCCTGATAATACTCAGATTCAGGATCAAGCTTGCATTCCGAAATTTCTTCTGACCTATGCTGTATAACGGGTTCTAGCCATTGCTCAATCATGATGATACCCCCTATAATGGAAAGTGGAATAATTTAGGCAAGAGGTGTAGCTGGATGAATCCCTTACCAGGGAGAAGCCGTTTGCCCTACCTCTTGGCCCGTAAGAAAATGAAGCAAACCGATTTAGCGGCTAAGTTGGGCTTGACTGATGGATTCATTTCTCAAGTCATAAGTGGAAAACGTTTCTTTTCTTATCCAACTGCCGCACATGCAGCCAAAATACTGGGCTGTACTATGGAAGAACTTCACGAATGGGAAGACTAGGCGAACGGCGGAGGCGAAAGCCCCTCCCCGGTCGCTTGTTTACTTTAAGTAAAGAAAATACAGCGATCATCTCTTAATCCATAAATTACATTAAGTACTTATCTATATTAAATCCCATTATACCCCACTTGTAAATGAAAATTGGTGTCTCTGAGTTCGTCCAAGGATTCAACAATATTCGACATGAATATGACACGGTTACGACATTATGCGACTAAAAAAGAGCCGCTATTTGCGACCCTTATGTCAGTGCTACTCTTGGATTCATTGCAATAAGTTCTTCCATGAAGTGGTTGTATCTATGATTAACGATCTCGCACCGAATGGATTTTTTGGTGATCACCCTGTCGAAATATGCCTCTTTGTATATCTCATTCACCGAGACCACTTTTTCCGTATTAATAATCGTGGCTCTATCTACATGGAGAAATTTGTACCCCATATTATTCATGGCATTCAACCAATATTTAACTGGGCCAGGTAAGTAATACGTACCTACAGTTGAATATATGACCGAGCGATCAATCGGACCATCCCACCTCATGAAGTAAATGGACTCCATGTGTATGTCAAGAATTTTACCGCCTTCTGGTTTAGTTGTGACTGATAGCATGATACCACTCCTATTTTTTGAGCAATTCTTTTGGTGGCTTAGGGTTGGAAACCCAAGCTAAGCTTGCTGGAACCACCGAAATTTTAGCTATACCATTAAGCGCACTCGCTGCTACTGAATAAATCATAGCCTTCATGTTATTTTTCACCTCCTTTATGAAATACATATGCTGCCAACATCAGACCCTGCATAAAGAATGCTATTGCAACAAATGTCGATTCAAACCAAAAATTAGAAGCTATGATAACAATTCCAGATATCTTTAATATCGGATAAAATTTCTCAGGTATTATAGTTTGGTCTTCAATTCCTGCTGGCGCAAAAATAAGTACGAAAATCAACGCAAATAATGTTAATAATGTCGTTGCAAAATGTCCAATCGATACCAATGATAACACTGTAGCCACACCAGCCGTAGCCACCGCGCACCAAGTGCTAGATTCCAAGTGTAGCCCGCCCGTTAGCTGCCTGAGGATAGCAAAAGAGAAAAGTAGTATTGCCGCCTCTTTTCCTTGTCCAGTAAAAAACGAACCTAAGATGCTTAAACCTATAACTGTTATGAAATTAAGTGAAATAATGAGTGAATGATTAAGGTTTTCTATGGGTGCAGGGTGATCAGGAGTAACAGATTTTATATGTTTGGCAATACGCCAAGCCAGTGCCTCTATCAATACTCTTCTCTCTCTTTCTTAATGGCGTAATATAGGATCATAGCAACAGCTAAAGCCATATGTACGATCACTAACAATTTGTTGTTGAGGTAAAACATTATAGTAGAAACGATGAGTGACAATACAATAAATATCGCTACTCCAATGTGTTCCCATTTTAATCTAAACTTTTCAAAATCGGCTGTGAATCCGATCTTGAATTTCAGCAAAAAATAAGTAGTACCCAAAGCAACTATGCTCGTTACTGCTTGTAAGGCCGATCCCTCAGCTGATGTTGCTAGTGAAGTAGTGTCGACTCCACGAAAAAAGGTGAATAAGATAGCTGTTTGAACAACTGTGTAGCTAAATGTACCCAGAATAGCAATTATAGACGACCACATAACCGGAACCTTCACTACCGTAGTAATAAGCAAAATATAGAGCATTGTACTTATGGCTGGAGCCAGCGGCGCCATGTATGTTTCTTCCCGCATTAGATAACTCTGAAAATTCATAAGCAGACTCATAAAAAGACCAGCCCAGATGAATCTCTTCACTTTTATTCTAAAGATTGCAAGCATCAGGGCAAAGGCTGACATCGTTTCCAACGTTGAAAAAAGTAGAAACCGGACAGGCTCCCACATCACACATTTCTCCTTCACTTATCAATTAAATTAACTATTTAATTATAGTGTAAGGAGTGGCAATTCCATAGCCAAAATAATACAAAAGTTATACAGATGCAGACATTATTTCAGATAACTTGATCCATTGGCACTCTTCATCTAACATCAACTTAACTCGGCGTGTAGTGACATCTAGTCCAACCACAACACCAGATACCAGTTCATCATTGAATGGGTTGAATATCACCAGATCGACTGTACTGTTGTTACTGTATGACTCACCCAATACTTCACTGATCCGCTGTATCTCCTGCTCATCTAATTCCGGTTTCACACGTCTTTTCTGCTCCTGGATGTGAGTCAGCCAGGCTTCTCTATGTTCAGGCAATATCATCCGCGAAGACTCAAACAATCCGTTTCCCGATAACTTGATGCTCATAATAACCCCTCCTTAGTATTCGGTCCAGTAATCTGTATTACCAAGCTGTGGTGAACGATCCACCTTAGGACGTTCCCCTTCGCGCTCCCATCCCTCCAGGATGACGATATTAGCCGTGTTCGACTTATCCTCCCAATGAATGTATCTCTCGGCTATAAGAACGTCCAGAGCAGCCATAACGTCCGGTTTATGCTTACCTGTCTTAACCGTCAACTCATGCACAGTTGGCAATCTCCTGCGCCCACCTTTGTAGTTATATAAGATGCGTAGCACCTTGCGTTGGAAATCCGTTAGCATGATATCACCTCGTGATTATTATATGCGAACATACGTTCTTTAAGCAACAGTAAAAATACCCAGTCCGTAGACTGAGCATTGAATAGTAGCACTCATGGGAGAGAGAGTATTATCATCATCCCCACTTTGGGCAAATTTATTCTTATTTGATCCCGTATATAACAGCTACAACCATAGCTGCTACGCCTAGTATTATTGAAACAGTTAGCGCTATAACTGTGTTCCTTGTTGTTCGTGATTCGTCCCTTACATCTTGGAAGTCGGAACGTAGATCGTTCTTCATATCATTGATCGCTGACATCAATCGTTCTTCACGCTCTTTAGACTCCTGTCTCCAGCGATCGTCTTGAGCTTTCATTTCTTCGCGATATCTATTTTCACGTTCTTTTACATCGTTATGATATCTAGCTTCCCGTTCTCGGGAGTCCTTATCCATCCGTTCGAGGATCATTTTGGTACCATCATCCACACTATCACCCCTATCTTGATTATCATATGTTGCTGCAACTTCACTACGTGATTCAAAATTAATTAAAGACAGATGGCGATGGTCTTTTGTTGCTGTATTCTTGTGAAAACTACCCATTCTCTTCACCAGATATCGCCGTTACATAAAAGAAACTCTCTGCAATTGTTTTTTCTTCAGAAATCACTTTAATAATATGCATGCCTGGTTTAATAACTTCTAATCCCTCTTCTGAAATCAGCGTTATTTCAGCCGCAACTGCTGCATCAACTCTTGTTCCATCCTCTTCAAAGAGATCTGGACTATCAAAATGAAGTGCCTTCACATCCGTTTCATTCATCATCTTTTTCTCTGGATCGAAAATAGCCATTCTTAAATCTGTCATTTCTGCATTGTCGAACAAAATACCAATTGAAACTGAAAAATCAAGCTTATTTGGCAAAACTAAGTGCCTCTTTACAAAAGGGTTGACCAATATAGCCGTGTCTTTTGAAGTGTGGGCCAACTCTTCGGATGGAACTATGTACGATATTCTTATCATTAATCTCACCGCATTAATCTCCATCGGCTGGAGGACTTGCTGTTATATTCTGTAACTTCATTTTACGCTACATGAACAAATTTGGATATAGTTAAAAGCCGCTCACTCTGATGCGGCCTCTTCATCATTCACATAAACAATCAGATCACCTGGAGTAACTCCAAGTCGTTTACAAAGCTTGTCCAACATATCCCGAGGGTACCGCTCCATGGAATCATTGAATAATTTACGCATCGTTTCATAATGGCAATCTGTATCTCTTGCCAATTCCCTAATCGAGATACCTTGTTCTTCTGCTATTTCAGCTAAACGAGATTTGATCATGGACAACCCTCCTAAGATCCAAGTTAGCACGACTACTTAAAGATGTCAATTTACTGTTGACTATTTAAAATAGCCGTGTTATTCTTTGATCAACAAGTGACTACTTTAAAATGTCAGGAGGAGTTAAAATGTTCCCTTATCACGCACGAATGGCTGAGTTATGGTCCGCAAACAAGAAGCGTCCGCTATCTGAGGATGAACTGATTGAGTTGGATCAATGCATGGCCCTTAATGCCAAGCATTGTTGGCACTTGGCCCGTTTGCAAAACGAATCTCTGATGGCATCCATGACAGATGATGTGGAGTGGCAGCATGTAACATGTGCTCGTCTGGAAGAATTGCAGCATACAGGCAAAGTGACTTACGGTGATGCATTATGAAGTGTGAACGTTGTGGCGGCTCCGGCCGCTACTCCAGCGGATACATTTGTTATGATTGTGCCGGCACGGGTAAGCAAAAACCCGTTTCTATCCGATTAATATGCATAAAGGCATTTGATAAATATGGGTATCGTGTCGGTGATCGTTGTACAGCTTGGGAAACTACTCCTGCGCTCGTCACAGGTGAAGATAGGTACATTGTAAGGAACTGGAGCTTAAGGCGTGAGTATCCCCTTTTAGAGCGTCAGGTGAAGGAGTATTTTAAAGAGTTACCGAAATAATAAACGGGAGGTCAGATCATGAAGAAAAAGCTTGTAACAATAGCTTTGGCTGCAATTATCGTCGCATCTATTTTAAACTGGGGCGATAAACCAAATGAGGTTGATCAAAACAAATCCTCTCCAGTCACTCAGCAAGATCAGAACGCAACAGTTCAGATTGTATTCCCTTCTGATCGCTATCCAGAGACAGCCAAACACATCCAAGACGCCATAGAGAGCGGTCACCCAAACACATGCACCATTGATAGGGATGGAGCGGAAAACAACCGCAAACTTTCACTGAGAGGCATTGAGACAAAGAAGGGGTATGACCGCGATGAATGGCCTATGGCAATGTGTGCTGAAGGCGGTGAAGGTGCAGATATTGAATACATAAGTCCATCAGACAATCGTGGTGCAGGTTCATGGGTAGGAAATCAGTTGGAGGAATATCCAGACGGTACATTAGTAGAATTTATTTTTGAATGACAAACGAAAGGAGCAATAGAATATGAATAGATTAATTGATGAGAAGATTGTTGAGATTATGAAGCATACCAATGCCGACTATAGTAATTCATATCAACTTCTCTTATCTTTGGGAGGTAAATATTCTGACGCAGAAAAATTAGCCTTATTGCTCCGGCAAGGACTAACTATTAACCAAATAAAGGAATTACATCAAAAAGGGATGTTTAAATATGACGCCGATGTATTACTCAGCATGCTAAGTACTATGTAGATTTTTGTTTGAATGAAATGGAGGTAAGGCTAATGAAATTTGGATTCCGGAAGCCTAGCTTAAAGAAACGTATCGCTGCTAGAACCAGCATCAAACGTCAGATTGTACATCGGGCCGGATTGAAAATGCCACGTGGATATGGGTGGTTACGTAATCCTAAGCGGGCAGCGTATAACAAAGTGTACAACAAAACAAGTTTTGATATCTTCAAGGTGATTAGAAAGCTGTTCAAATAAAAGGGGGAATGAAAGTGTCCACATTGTCTAAATCAAAAGAAGAACATAAGGAATCATGTAAAAAATTCGTTGAAAAAATGAGATTAGAAAGCAGTGTATCTCCTGAAGATTTTTTAGAAATTATGATTAATCACGTCTACGAAACAGCTTATCTCAAAGGAGAATGGGATGAGAGCAAAAGACAAAAGTCCTGATAATAGAAAGAATGCCCTGACAGCGTATAAACTGCAGGGCCTATTCTTATCTTTGAACAGCTTTATCTTTTTCCTCTTTAATAACCTCAGTTACTACTTCTTTACTCCTTCGTCTTACCTTCTCTACTCTTCACCGCTTCAAAAATACCTGTACCCGCAAATCCAGACAGTGCACCAGCCCACAATCGGATAACAAGAGGCGCGTCAGTAAACGGATAAGACAGAATACCAATGATGATACCAAACGCGATACTCATGATCGGCAGCCAGTTAACAGGGATGTTGAATGAGTTTTTGATGACTTGTACAATACCAGTTGATACACCCGCTATAATGGTCGCTAATAAAAGGACGTTGGTCCATAGTTCTTCATTCCACATATTTATTTACCTCCTGGGGTGTCGAGTTTAGCTACTTTTGTCTTGTTGTTCCAGTCAATCACAGCGCCCTTGATGTTGTCGCCAGCAGCTCTAAGAGGGATAAGCGTAACCCCATCAATAAGCACCGCGCCTTCGATTTCTTTTCCGTTTACAATTGCAGTTACTTTCTCCACCTTGTCTGCACCCTCTCTTAGTTTCAGGTCAACCAACTTTTTAAACCGATCCCAGCCTGTCCATTTACCGCCATCATACATTAGACGTGGACAAATTTTGCCGGACCAATCAAAGTGTCTACGTAATTTTTCTACACCCCACCCTCGCTCTTTGAGCATGGATGCGACCAAATTAACCGCGTTATCCAGGTTCTTTGTGTAGTCTCCTGATTCACAAATCTCGATACCTATGCTGGTCATGTTTCCCGACTTCGGACCGCTTCCATCTCCAGCATGCCATGCATTTTCATTCAACGGGATACATTCAATGGCTTCCTTGCCATCTATTACGATATGGAATGATGCTTGACGGTTGTTTGTGGGATTCGTGAGCCATGCACGTTCGTTAGCTGCAGTAGATTTTTCATTCCCGGTGTTGTGGATCGTGATCGTTGTCGCTACCATTGTTCGCCCTGGACGCCTATTGTTTGGAGTTCCTTGTGGTATATAATCCTTGCGGTAATTCATTTTATTTCCCCTCCTTCTCTACCTTCACAATGACCTTTGGATCAATATTCACAGCTCGTTCGATATACTCCATACGAGTCTGTATGCGTTCCAAGGTAGCTACCATCCTCGCTTGTACTCTTTCCGTTTTGTCCAAGTGGGTCATTAATCGTTCTTCTCGCTCTTTTGCTTCAGCTTTGTTTGCGTCAATAAGTTCATTAAGCTTCTGTTCGCGCTTGTTTGACTCTTCACGGCTCTCTTTGATCTGCTCCTTTTGATCTCTGATCATAATCCAAATAAGTACGGAAATAGCAAGTACCGCCAACGGCATCCATGCTCCTGTTTTAAGAAACCCTGCAAACAACGTCCATACAGCCACTACGTCCATCACCACACCACCTTTCCGATGAGTCCTTGTATTTTCCCATCCCCTATCCCATCGACCCGTATAAGGTCGTACACGCTGCCATAAGGTCTGTTGTCAATGATTTTGTTCGCTAGTGTTTCCCCGATACCGGGCAGTGATTTCAATTCATCCACACTGCCCTTGTTAATGTTTATTTTCGTAACGTCATCTGACTGAGATACTTGTATGTTGATATTATTGACGTTGTCTGCTCTAGTACCGTGTATCACCGCTATCAAGCTGGCTATAAACATTAAGCATAGCGCGACAACAATGACGACACGGTAAAATCTCTCTCTATTCACAACGTCACACCATCCCCTGATTCTATATGTTGGCACAAAAAAAACACGCTCCATGTTGGACGTGTCACGTCTGTTTGTTATGTGATTTTAGTTATGAGGTATCCAACCAGTTCATCCCCTCGCTCCCCTATCTCTATATATTGTGAACCCCATGCTACATAACTCTTCTCACTGTGAGTATGCGGTATAAGCTTTCCCGGCTCACAACGTCACACCCTTTCCCCCTGCTCTATGTCATTCAGTTTTAAATGCTTGCCATTCGAAAGTAGAGCCCGAAAGACCGACTGGAATTTTAAAACCATTTTCGTTTATATACGCAATACCAGTTAAATAAAAAAGTTTTATACCGCTCGGGAAAATAGTAAACCCCGATTGCTTCGGTAGTTTTGTATCTATATACGTTTGGTTATAAAAATTGTTGGCAGATTTACTCTTCAATAATATAACATCAGGTACAAATCCAAACCCTCCAACTACTACAAAGTAGCTCAATTCCTCTGCTCCGCCATTATTTATAAAATTTTCGCGCATGGTACTTGAGGATACTTCGCCACTTGCGTACTTAGCTCCACCAGGACCATCCAACCCGTAATTATCCAATGAGTAGTTATCTATCCCTGGCATTATGTCACCTCTTTACCGCTGATGTAGTACCAAACAGCATTTGCGCTAGCAGAAGCTGTTATTGCTTCTCCAACCATTAAAATCTGATCAATGAAAGGAATAGTGATTGTGTCGTTAGGTTTGATGGTATGGTCAAAAATAACAGCAGCACCAGCAAAAGAAAGCCTCACCGTTACAGAGGTAGCGTTTGTGTTGCAGATTGTCACAGCTTTTACAAGTGTTGTTGTTGATGCGGGAACCGTGTATATCACTGTATTGGCTGTGATTGAAAAATTTCCTTTACCTAACCTCTTTGCTACTGTAGCCATCTATAACGCCCCCCATAGGTTTTCTTGATCCACATAAGCCTTTGCCTGAGCGAGAGCGTCACCAACTGCCTTTTCCGTAGCAGCTAAAGTTTGAGATGATCCGCTTGTGCTGTTGGATAATTGCACAATCCCTTTTTCTGTTGTTGTGCCGTCTGGTATTTCGATGTTGTCCACGTCTATACGCAGTTGGTTGATATCTGTGCCGATCTGGTTCATGTCTGCTGGACGTACCGTATCAATTATTGTCCAATCTGTTTTAGCCATTATGAAGTCACCTCTTCTATTTCAAAAGTTTCTAGCATGAGCGTGTCTGATGTAACGGGTAGATTAACGGGTTTATAGCTAATCCGCGAATTGTCGGCCCGTTTTATCTCAATCGTAGTTACAAGAGACACTGCCGAAGCTGGTATGATGTAATTGAGAGCAACGGTTGAATCCGTCACCGCTTTTTGCTCGAATTCCGTGATCTCGTAAACCCCGTTTAGTACCACCTTGGCGATATCGGTTTGCACTACATCGGCAATCCTTGTTAAATATGCTTGCTCAATCATAGCGTCACCTCCGGCCCGAGTGTGGCAAATGGTTTCTCTCCCAATTTCCATGAGCCATCCAGTTTGTAATTCCAAGATACCGTTCTTCGTTTTGTCGTATGTTCAATGCCTATACGATGGTTAAGCGATGTATTTTGTTGATAGATCAGGTTAGCTGGTTTGACCGAACGTACTGTGTACTGCACCTCTTTAAAGAGATTGGCGTTTTCGATATTTGTCGTGACATACAAAATAAACTGTTGCACGTCTACCGAGACAACAGCCATCCCAGGTCCAATGAGTCTATCCAATTGTTCTTGGAGCCAGCGTATACTAAAAGGCGGTTTTGTTGATTGCCGGTTGATGATGCGGCGGCGTCTGAACTCAAGCGGTTCGGTTGATGGGTCTGCTTGTATTTTAAGAATCTTTTCACGCCGCCTTATACCGTTTACGGATGCTGTCATGACAAACTGATCATCCATGTAGCTTTGTATTGCATTGGACAGGTCATCCAGTTCCGGTACTTCAGCATCGGTCAAGGCCTTGAAGTCATCGATCTCTCGCAATACTTCCGGAAGGTACGTTATTAGTCTATTCATTTAACGTCACCGTCCCGAGCACAGGGATTTGATCACCCGTCAGTGTTAGATTGGAGGATGATCCGTTAATCTGTGTGTTCATTACATCGACTACTGTCGGTACGGTGAGTATACGAGATTCAATCTGTGCCACTCTGACAATGATGCCCGTTTCATCAGCCCAACCTTGGCGTAGTAGCAGTAGATATTCGGTAATAGCATCCTCTACCCCCTGCTGCACCTGACCAATTGTTGCGTCTGGAGCAAGAGTCAGTGTAGCCGAGACGTTAACGGCTAGTGTTGTTACGCCAACCACTGTGACGTGGTGACCAATAGGCGCAAGGCCTAATCCTTGACCGCTGTTTGTGATTGGATCGACCAACGTCTGCACCTCATTTACAAGCGTTGTAGAAGGGGGAACAAAACCTGTTGCAATGATGGCAACCTTGACCGTCCCACCGCCTTGCCAAGCTGGGTATACCTTGACGCCGCCAACACCATCAATTGCTCCTATTTTCAATTTATAGTCAGCAACATTACCGCCGAAAGGCTGTTCATTTACCGCCGCGCTGTATCTGGCGCGCAATGCATCGTCCGTTTCTTCATCTGCTCCCGGTTTTAATACCTCATCCAGCACAACCTGTACCAATCCATCGACATAATCCACAGGTAACATAGTGCCGAAATCTTGGTTACCTGAAATCCCTGCCGTTTCCGCAGTCAAAACAAATGTACCAAGTCCGATTTTTGATGTGACTGTGTATATCAAATCGTTAAGAGAGTAACGGGACCCAATAGGGACATCAATGAGGGCATTGCCTGAACCATAGAATAGCCCTTTACGCTGTGCAAATGTAGCTGCCGCACGATTAACCCCGAACTCCGCTGCGCGCCTTGTAAGGAACTCTCCTGTGGCTGTGTCGGCGTATGAAAGGTTGATATTAGTATCCAACTCGATGTACATCTCTGACAGTTCCCACGCTGCTGGTGCCAGAGCGTTGTAAATAACACTGCCCTCTCGCTTATCCAGGTCATCCGGCACCCGGTCTAGCATGCGTTCCAGAATATTTTCAAATGTTTGATCCTCATACATCCCGGGTTACCTCCTGTTCAAAATTTCCGTATATCGTTACTACTGTGAATCGGATATCTGCTGTATCTCCTTGGATGTTGATTTGGAAATTAACCACGTCTGATATCCGGTCATCCTGTGTTAAAGCATCACGAATACTACGGGATAATTCAGATCGAATGATTGATGCAGAAGCACCAACCAGCCTCACTGACTCTGTACCGTAGTCTGTACTGTATATCAAAAACTCGAATCTCTCCGATTGTAGGATCAAAAAAACGGCCTGCTTCACTGCTTCTAGGCCGTCTGCTGTTCCGACTATTCTCTTTTTCACTGGGTCAATGTAATAGGTGAGTCCCGGTTCCTGGACCTCTTCTATTTCTTCATCTGCCACAATTTCGGTAACAGGTATCATGCATCCACCAGCCTATCCATAACTACATAATTTTGACCACCTTGCACTCTCAAAAGCAAAACCTTATCTCCGACTTCAAGACCTCTGCGGATCACTATAGGTTCCTCGGGCAATGCGTATTCTGTTTCTTTCTCTTCGCCACTGTCGTCATACGCATGCTTGTGATGTAGATTTATTTCAAAATGGACCAGCGACTCGGTCACAACTAACAGGTCAGATGTTACCGTAAATCGTTGGTCTATATTTATTTCAAGAGGGTTTGATGATGTTACCTCGCCATACATAATTGCTGTAGGGTCAGATGCGGATACAGCTTCAATAGCAATCCTTTTCATCACGTCAATCATCGCCATTAAACCACCACCAGTTTCAACTTCATTTTGTGATCCACACCGCTCCAAGAATGCGAAACCTCATCCACCAAGAAATACACGTTCAGACCCAACCGCTCAATAAAAATGGGTATAGAGCAACCGGCCCTCACTCGAATATCCCCGATGGCATCAACGGACAGGCTACGCATTTCGCGGTTATGGAGTTTAGCTAGTTGGTTTAAGGTTTGATTAATCTGCGCCCCGTTCAACTTTTCGTCAGCAACCTGGTATAACTGCAGTAATCCCCACTTAGCAATATTGGCGCTGTCCTGAGCGATGAACACGTTTCTTTTCCCAGTCTTTTTATTGTTTTGCACAATCTTAATCTTGTTGTACGTCTCCCCATCAATAGATCGTTGGTAATCATAGTCCGTCATCAAGCTGTTATCACCTACAACGAAATCCAATTTCCAGTCCGCGACATTACGGATCTCCAACTTGCCGAAGTCATCGTAAAAAACAAAGTTTCGACCAGAGTTAATCAGCGTCAAGTCCAGAGCCTTGTATATGATATCTAACAGTTTTTTGTTATCCTCGACCATGGATGGGATAGTATGACCGGTAGCCGGCAACGTGCCTGTGTTGAGTTTAAAGTCATTCGCTATTTTCTTGATAACCTGATCGGCTGTTGTGTTTTTGAAAACGTATGTGTCATTGGCCTGAAGATATCGTATCTGATCATAGGCCTTAACCTTCACTGCTTCGTCCATACCCTCACTGATCTCGAAAACGTAGCCGTAAAACACTTTCTCTTTACCATCGACCACCCGGATAACATCCCCATTATTGATTACAAAAGATTTGTCTTGGTATATGCCGCCAGTGATTAAGGTAAACTCGAATGTTGCTCCGGCGCCGATGCGGACCGTTTTCCAACTGATCCCCGAAGCCACAGGAGTCAAATCCCACAGTTTTCCGTTTTTATTATCCAACGTGATTTCCATCGGCGCCTCCTTTATGACGGTAATTTAAGTACACGTCCAACTTTTAAGCTTTTCAGCTCCGAATCCTTGATGCCGTTCAGCTTTTGGATTTCTTTCCAACGCCCACTATCGCCCAATGTCTTCTTGGCCACTTTCGCCAATGTATCACCCGATGCCAGTTTGTATGTTTTCGGTTTCTGTTTATCGTTGGCCCTAGCCGTTTTCTTGCTGGTTGTTGTTTTCTTGGTTGTTGAGGTTTTTTTCTTCACCACGATCTTTTGAGGGCGATAGAAAACATATTCTTTGAGTATTATTGAATACTCAATTGTCCCGGGTGATCCCGCTGCCTCTTTCCAATCAAATGATTCGATGCTAGTCGCAGCATTAATGTCAAACGTGGACCCTGTAAAAATAAAACGGATGGGGCGCTTGGTCTCCATCCATTTGAGTATGAGATCTTTGTAATAACCTGGGTCAAACACTATTTCAGATGAAAAAGGCAGATCATATGCAGGGAATATGCTCGAGAATTTATATTCGGCAAGTTGTGGGCTTTTGATCACGTTTATCTCACCCAGCGCGGAAACATCATATTTACTGCTATTGCCACCGTTTGATATCTCAATCTCGCCAGGAAGGATCGGGATTTCGAACCCCTCTTGTTGATTGTTAAACGAAAGGTATATGCCGTACTTATCAGCCATTACCATACACCCCCGATGCATGGGTAGAGATTTGCTCAGTCATCAAGTCCTCTATTCTGGTGACAATTGTATCGATGTCCATCCCGTTGTTTATGTCACCTGTAGTCACTTGAACGCTTGGTGTGAGTGTCACGTAGTTTTGGATGTTCTTCATTTCCGCCAGCTCACGCATGGTTTTAAGATCCTCACTGGAGATATCAACTTCTTTCTCGATCTTACCGACCTTATCCACCTTGCCGATATTTTTCTTTTTGCCGTCATCGCCTACAGCTGGAGTTCGGGCGGCATCAGCAGCTTTATTCCATGCAGTGAAATCGTAAGGTTTTGTGCCGCCAGCTGTTTTAATAGATTTGGCAGCTGCTTCCGCTTCACGTTCAGCCTTTCGACTGTTAACCATATCTAGCACCTGTTGTTCTCTTTGAGTAGCTTTGGCAGCGGCGTCATTTTCCATCGATGCAATTTTAGCTTCTCCTGCTTGTCTCTGAGCCTCTGCTTCTAAGGCTGCCCCTGCGGCAAAGCTAACCTTTTCAATCGCAGCAATTTCTACCAAAGGTATATTGTTCAACTTATCAATTAAAGCATTGAGCATGCTAATTGTTCCGTTGACCAAGCCTTCCATGAACTGCAATGACTTCACTTTTGCACTATAAAAAGCATTGGCTATACCATTTCCGATTTTCGCAAAGAAGATAGGTACTTTGTCAAAAAAATTAAGAACTGCATTCCATGCCCTCATAATAGCAGCAGCAACCTTATCATTTGTGTTCCAAAGGTTGTACAACCATAAAATAAAAGCAACAACACCAGTTATTATTAATGCAATGGGGTTCGCTGCCATAATCGCATTCCAAGCCATCTGAGCTAATGCGGCTAGTTTAATTGCTCCCCAGACCATTAATATAGCTTCACCTATTCCTATAATTATTGGGCCGAGCCATCCCCAATTTTCCGCGAAAAAATTGTAAACGTTCGTTATTGTGTTAAGCAACCACAATGCACCCTGAACAACCCGATTTATGCCTGAACTTAACGCTTCGAAAAACCTATCAAAAGTACCTGCTTGGAATGCTGTGTTAAGCATTGTTATAAGCGGTAGTAATGATTCCATTGCAGCAACACCGGCACCGGCAAACATTGATTTCATGTTATTTCCCAATACCTCGACTTGCTTCGCTGGACTCGCCATCATAGTATCAAATGCTGCCTGACCCATTTTTTGCTTTTCTAACAATTGGTCAAAGGCTTTAATAAAGTTATCCATGTCTCCCGCTTTACCGTACTCGTCAATTTTAAACGCTCTGATGTCTGTTTTGGACATATTGAAACGTTCAGCAAGTGATACGATATCCCCTGACATTGCCTCTTTCAAAGCAAATGCCGCACCCTCAATGCCGTTACCAGCTGAGTCAAACGCGTTCATCCGTTGAGCAAGGTTGTTAAGTTTGGTTAATTGGTCAACATTCTGAGTTGTTGAAAAGAACGACAAAGAACTCTGGAGCGATTTGGTCACATCTTGACCAGCCGCCAGAGCATCCGCTTTGAATTTCTCAAACATTGCTTTACCCACTTCTGTATTACCTGTACGAGCAATGAACATATCTTCCATTTTCTTTTGTTCCATTGCAGCACCTACAGTGCCACTAAACAGTTTTTGGGCACCTGCGATGGAAAGGTAAGCCGCTGCAATCGCTTGGATATTCGATAGGAAGCCACTCGATTCCCTTGTACCATCCCTTATTCGGTTATTCAATCTTCCTTGCAACTGCAGTATTTGAGCTTCCAACGCAGCGATTCGTTGTAATGCGTTTTGTAATTGTGCGGTATTGTCTCCGCTAGCAACTCTCAACTGACGAACAACTCTAATGAGTTGCAACACTAACCTTTGTAGATTTCCGAACATCGCTTCAAGTTGCATTGGCATATCCAAACGGATTCGTGCAGTTATGTTGTTGAGTTGTCGATCTATTTGCGATCGGATACGCCTTGCCTGTCCCACAATGTCCCCAGCGTTTAAAGTGATATTAACAGCAGCGTTCGTAAACATGCCTCTCAGCCTGCTATGGATCTGTCTGATCTTATTTTCAACGTCCGCCGCATTGATAACGATATTAATAGCTGCTCCTGGTCCAATCTGTCGAACCCGTGAATACAACTGTTCGATCTGTCTCATAGCGCCAGATGCATCCATGTTAATTGTCATCCGTTGAGACATCGCTGATCTCAACCGTTCACTGTTCCGGACAGTTGATTGCAAAGCTGTATTCACTGCGTTCAATGGACGTGTAAATCGGTCCATTAACTCTAAGCCTGTGCTTACTGTAGCCAGATGAATCCCTCCTTTCTGAACAACAAAAAACACCCTTCTAATTTTAAAGGGTGTTTAAATTACGTTATTCTACTTTAGAGAATATTTCTCTTGCTTCTTTCTTCGAAGATTCCAAAAGGAATTTCCCTCGTACAGGCCAATCTTTCATTTGTTCAAACTCTTTTTTAATATTTTCTATTTCGGATGAATTTTCATACTCGTATATCTTTACCGGATGATTATCCAAATACATAATTTCCCCGTCTTTAGCTTTTATCATACTAAACATTGGCTTCTCATCTCTAGGTTCAGCTCCTGCATCAGTAAAAGCTTTTGTGAACTTTTCCATTGTAAGGTTATCATCCACTTCTGATCCGCCAGAGCAACCCGTAAAGATAAATGATAATAGTAAAGTCATGCTAATTATCAACATTTTTTTCAACCAAACAACCTCCGTCTAGGTAATTTTCCCTATCTTACCATATCGTACGGAGTATGTGTCATTTACGTTTCAATTTAGCCGCTTCTTTCTTCTCTTTTTCAACTCTTATTTGAATAGCCGCGATAATATAGGCTTTCTCCTCCCGAGGCAGATTTATATATTGCCCCGGTAGGATTTTTAATTCATGGAGGGCATAGTACGCTATGTTCGCGTCAACATCGCCCTCCTCAATTAGTTTTTTGCCTCTTCGACCAATTCGTCCATACCCACATCGAAACCAGACAATTCTGTGATTTCTTCAACCAGTTTAGTAATTTCTCCAGGCAACAAAACTTTAGCTAGATACTGTTCAGGTGTTTGTACACCAACAGCTTTCAAAGATGCAGCGTCTTTAAAGTCTGGATATATTGTGTTTTCGATGACCATGGATGTAGAAAATTTCCGATTATCAAAGTGTGTTTTACCACGGGATTTTACCGTTGTACATTTTTCTTGTAGGTTATTATAGCCCGGATGATCCAGCGCTTTGATCTTAAACAACATAAGTTGCCCGTCTTTATCTTTGAATCGGTTTGAAACTGGGACCTCTTTAGTAAGTCCGTCTACCAAGTGACTGTTCAGAAATTCTTGTAAGTTACTCATTTATTTAATCCTCCGTTTATTTAAATTTATGATAATTCATTGAACGCTGTGATCATGTTAGCGCCCGAGAATGTGAATGGAATTTCCTCTTCCAGCATGTCGTCGCTGGATACATCAAACATAGTTAGCATAACACTATCAATATTACATCCAGTAAGCGCCATTGCTTGAGTACCAGCTGCTGATCCAGGTTGCTCATTGGTGCTGACCAAGTCAAAATATGTGTCCTCGCCTGTCTCCATGTATTTAAGCATCATTTGACGGAAAATAGGAGAAACATAATAAACTGTTAGCGTACCTGTACCGCTCCAACCTGCCGAACGTTGTGGCGTGCTTGTTTTACCTAGGATCGGTACATCAATTTTATTTTTTTCTGCTGTCGCTTCGATTTTTTTGGCCCAGAACAACTCAATAACTTGACCATTGATTGTTGCAAAAGCCGAAGCCATCTTACCGGAAATTGCGTCTCCCTCACGGAAAAACATATAATCGCCTCCTTATCGAACCGTAATAGTCATGTAGATTTTTTCAATGCTGTCCACTGGCTGAACAACTAGATCGATGGTGATCGCATCTGAGTCGTTACCAGGAGCTACTGTGATATCCGTTTGGGAATCAAAGTTCTGGATAGCTTCGATGTTTTGGAGATTGGTCAGGTAATTGATTACCTCTTTCTTGAAAAGGTTACGTCCAGTAGCGTTATTGCTCACTTTTCCCAAGTAGAACTCACCAAAGATACGTTGAAGGTCGTTATCAATTCCATCAAGAACCCGTAGTACTCGGTTCTTCCGGAACTCATTACGCTTCTCCAAAGTAAATGAGGTCAAGGTGTTGATATCCTGTTCCACCACTACACGGCCTTTGTTCAAAGAAATCACCAACTCGCCATCTTTCAGGGCTTGGATAATTTCTGCATTCGTATATTTTGGATATGCGTCAATTGCATTCGGGATGTCCGTATTGGTCAGAGACTGATTGACACGGGCCGCTGCCGCCATTGCTGCAATCTCCCAAATCAATGAAGTCGCTGGTACAGTCAGGCCATCATCTGTGATGATACCGTTCTTAAGGCTTGTCACACCTTCTGTGTCCGCTTGTGGGTAGCCGATTACCATTGTCGTGAACTTCTTACCATCGTTACGCAAACGCTCTGTGTAGGCCACTGCAAGCTGTTTAATGCTTTGCTCCTCGGATGGGATACCAAGCACATTGAAGTCCTCAGCCTCAAAAGCTGTGAGCGCATCCGAATATTCATTGCCTGTGGATGTACCAGCGGCACCGCCAGTAAGGTTCGCGCCTGCTGTAGCAGTCAATGTTCCGGTACCGCTCCAATCGATGTAATCATTGGCTACCAGACCTGCGATACCAGCGACTGTCTGACGGTCCAACTCTTCATTTTCCAGCAATGTGTATACATCAAAGGACCCGGACACATCCAAGCTTTGTTGAATAACCACTTTGAGGTCATTACCACGCAAGCCGCCGTATTTAGCTGTTGCCGTAAGATCACCCACGGTTGCTGTAGCTTTAACTGCACCCTGCCGACCCAACCCATACAACAGCAATGTGTTTGCATGAGCCATAGCCGCTGCGATATGACGAATACTTGCGTCCGTAGCCCGGTACCCAAGTAGCGGTAATGCTTTGTCTTGGAATTCATCTGATGTGATTTTGATGATCCCTGTTGGACCCCATGGGAGAGACGCAGGAAATGCTACAATACCACGCTCACCGATTGATCCAATGGGCCGGGACTGGCTTACCGTATTCATATATACGCCCGGTCTGACTTTGTTCTGAGTCGTCCACGTTCCTCCAGCCATCTATTTAACCTCCTTCGCTTTAAAGGCCTGTACAGCCCGTTCTGCTTCGTCTAGCGTGTATGTCATATCGTTATCAAGCGTCACCGCAAGGATATCCTTATCAGCTGCCACGAATCGATTAGCAGTAATCAATTGTTGCTTTGAGTAACGCGAAATAGCCGCTTCCGCTTTTGGCGCTACCTTTGTTTCATCCGCTTTGCTCATTTGAGCCATCCCTCCTGTGCTAATGTTCTCATTTTCGGATCATCTGGTGCTTCTTCCCAAACCATAAAGTTGATATCGAAGAAAAAGTGAAGGACACCATCTGTCACTTCATGGTTAGTGCCGGTGATCATGTACTGGTCCTGGTTGATTGTGATAAAACGGAACAAGTCATATAGCTTCTCAGCCATGTCATGTGCGGCGTTAACCTTGCGATCACCATCTGGGAAGTAGTGGATATCAAACGTGTGATAACGCCTGAACCTCCGCCCTAACTCCCTGGTATGTTCCACTGGCAATAACTTCACAAAAAAACAAGGCTCCGTGAAGCCCTGCTTGATTTCTTCGCCATATCGCTTGATATTGGGAAACTTTTGGGATAGCGCTGAGATAACGCCGTCCCGGATAATGTTGATTGTTACTTCCTTCACAGCCTCAGCTCCATCCGCTAAATATTTTTTCAATCAGTTCAGTTTGTTTGCGCTGAAGGTATGCAGGTAATTGGCGTTCGATTTCCTTCATGGATATCTTAGCCATGAATCTACCTTCCACCCAGCCGGTTAGATCCTTGCCTGTCCGGTGACCATTCTCCACGTAACTGGCATAGTCTAGGTTGTTGGATATCTCAATCATGTAGGTATCGCCTACCTTCTTAACTTCACCAACTACCCAACGCCGCCTAAGATCACCTGTATCTACCGGAGTGCGCATTTTGATCTTCCGATCAGCGCGATAAGCCATCTCTAACAAGAAGTCACGTATGAACTGATCAATCACATTGCTGTTCAGAGCCGTTTGAATGCTCTGTGACAGTTGTTCCAGCTCTGAGTAATCAAACCTACCTAGCCGGGCCATTACGCTTTATCCTCACGTTGTAGGCTTATCTCCTGATGCGTTGGATACAAGAAAGGTTCTCCGGCTGTGTACTCATGGATTAAAGCACCTCGAGTCACAACACATTTATCGCCTTGTTTTAACTCGACATCAGGGGAAATGAACATTTTGGTTTCATAGGCAATGGTGTTGACCGACTCCGTCTGCCCATTGGTACCAAGTGCCTTTTGAGATATGCGACAAGGTACGTTTGCATGCACGGGGTGTTCATCAGGAACAGTTTCCCCCGATTCTGGCAACTCTACCTCTCCATACCGCATGACCGTTACAACATCTTCATAAGTCGTCTCCAACTGTTGCCGATACTTTGTATAATCAGGCATCATACTACCACCTCAATCTGCGAAACGCGTTCAACTCACCTTGGTAATCTCTCAATACATCTTCAATCACTGCAACCGTAGGCGTAGCAGGTGCTGCTTTAACAGCTGTTGCTGGCTTGATAGATGTATCTCCTATTTTGACCTCGAAAGCTTCTACAGGAGCCACAGGAGGGCGCAGGACATTAATTTGCTCCGTGCTTAATGCACTGGCTACCATAGCCACCCATGTAAATGATAAGTCGTCCGGTATATCACGGTTGATGTAGTTTCTGATACGCCAACCGACCTCATCAACGTAGGTGCCAATGAGGTAATCATGTTCGGTATCGTTCACATCTAATCCCATGCGGCGTTTAACTTCAGTAATGATCAGTTCACGCTCAGCCTTCAGGCGTTGGATCTGCATCGCCCTCAGCCTCCGCATCTTTTTTACGTTTGCGATTTGGTTTGTCGTCATCCTGCACATCAACTTCTGTATCCGCTGCGATAACCTGCTTTTCAATCATTTCAGCGATATCTTTCGAATCTACTTCAATTGATTCACCTGCCTTATACGGCTGCTTCTTGTATTTGATACCCTTCAGCAATGTTACTTCCATGTATGTTCCTCCTTAGAGGAGAGGCGAACCTCTCCGCATTAGTTGACTGTTGCGATAAAGATATTGTCCATGTTTTCAAACGATGGCAACACGATTTCCGATACGATAGTGTTCACGTTAACCGGATGCGGTTCTTTAATTGTTGTGATGGCTACACCAGTTTCGACAATGCTTACTTGTGCGTCAGTACCGCCGCTCATCAAGTCTGCTTCTTCTGGAGTTGTTCCGTACCAAGTGGTTCCCAAGGTGCCGCCGGGAATGAAGGTGACTACATCATCCGGGAAGAACAATTTGGACGCGCCGCTCTCATCTTTATATTGCTTGTTGTATACCGCAAAACTCACTCCGACTTTAGCTTGAAGGTATTGTCTCAACATCGCATCGGTCATGATGATATTCAGACCACCGAGAGGATTCATATCCAGAGCGATACCCTTATTACGCAAGATGTAGTTCCACGTTTTGCGAGTCAGTACACCGGATTCTGGACGAGTTCCTGTTTCATCCTCGATGAGATCCAACCAGCGTTGAATATCCTCAATGATTGTAGCGTCTGGTTGACTCCAACGCGCATCACCAATCAATGTCTCTTTGTGATTAGGGTTAAACTTGTAGTCATAAACATAGTTCTGACGATTAGCAACGATAGAAATTGTACCAGTTGACAGCAATTGCATACGCATACGCTCAGGCACTACCATTGCGCCACTTACCAATGTAGCCCGGTCATCATAAATACGAGTCACCAGCGGCTGGTAATAGCCAGGATTGTTTGTATTCAAAAGCTTGAACAATTCCTGACGTTCTTTTTCACCAATGTTCATACCCTCACGGAAGAAAGGCATTTCTGTTTCGATTCGATCCAGACCAATACGATCACGGAGAGTCGCTTTAGCATCAAACGCAGATGGCATCAGAGATACTGGCAGACCGCCAGCGCCTTTAATCCAGCTTAGGTCCAATCCTTGTTTTTTGTCTGGCGGAAATAACGTTTCACCCAAGTATGGGATACGATTGGAGTTAGCCTCCTGATAATACGATGCGATTTCCTGTGATTTTACAAGATCAAAAATAGTTGGCATTTATGTTCATCCTCTCTTATTTAATGAATTTAATCAT